AGCATTAGCTTCTGCGTGGATGACTTCATCCTTAGTCTTGTTGCGGAGAATGTCTCCATTATCGTCGTAGACATTTTCTTCACATTGGTTGGTCCACCCAGCAGGTGTCCCGTTGTAACCAATGGATACGATGCGTTGGTCTCTGACCACCACTGCGCCTACTTGTAGTCGCTTGGCTGAACTCAACTGAGCGAAACGCTCGGCTGTGTCCATAAACGCATCAATCCATTTTTGTTTCATCAGTTAAACCTAAAATCAAATTTCGTAACAGAAGCAAGTTTATCTGATTCTGCGTAAAAAGTCAAGCGAACCTGCATCTTTTTATTCTTGTGAATCAGCAACGCTGGATTCTGATACGTAAGTTTCCTACCCCATGGTCCATTGACCTGTTGTCCTGCAAGCATCAACTCATAGAGTGGATGGTCATCGAACGTAACAGAACGCTTGAACATCTGTTTGTCATCGGACATACCAACGACAGTTACAGTGAAATCCTTGTAGAACTCGTTGAAGTATTCACCAACAACAAAACACTCGTCCACACAGACCATCGGTTCTTCACTACGCACTGGATCTGGTTTGGATTCAGACGCGATGATCACAGTTGATACACCACCAGCAGCTGGAGATGCCTGTGACACTACAGCAACTAGAGCATTTGCTACGTAGTCTGGGCTGTTAGTATAGAGCATACCTCGTGTACCAGATGCAGCTGCCAGTTCTTTAAGGTCTGACACCCACTTCTGATTGTACTTGATAGTCCCAATGATAGTCACCAATGTTTTGTTGTTGACGGATTCGTACTTGATATCTTCAACATCCATTCCAAATGCCTTGGAACGATTGTCAAGAACCTTGACCGAATCTTTCAACTTTTTCTGATTAGCCTCTCGTTGGGCAAGTTCTTTACGAACGCTCAGTGGAACAGTCGCTGAGTTTGTACTCATACCATTCTTCTCTCTTGGAGAGACATTGGCACGAATAGTGACACGACCACTCGACTGACTGATCACTTCATAGTCTTTGACGAATCCGCCACTGTATGAATTGATACGCTCCGAGTACTTACCTTCACGATAAGACTGCTCGCCATTAACCCAGCTACCCACTGCTTTATCAACAGCGACAACCTTCGCATTACTTAACGCTTGCTCGAATGTAGCACCGTAACCTGTAACAACAACTTCAGTTGCGTTACAAACCCCAGCGAACAGTAGAAAAGCTAAGACGAGTTTCTTCATGATTAGTTACCAAACGCTGTGCGGATTGAACGCGCAGCCTTCATTGAACGCTTATCGACTGTGACAGTTACGAACACGGTCTTCAAGTCTTTGCCAACTTTGCGCTCAGAGACATAAGAGCCCACCAGCATCGCATTGGCTTCGACTGCGATCTTTTCTTTAATTTCCATTGCAGTGTTAGCTGCTTTTTGTTTGCTTGCTTCGTCACCATCGGACATTGTCTTTGCCAACGCAGTTGTGATGGCATCAGTCGATGTAGATGAACGCAAGTCGGTGTTTAGGAACTCAGCGATGTTACGTTTGGCTCGCATTGTAGCCACGTTCATGCCTTGCTCGATACCAGCTTCGTCGTTGATTGGAACGATAGAAGTGGCAGAAGATTTGATTGACACCCACTCACCATTATCAGTGAACGTGACTTCCACGTTACCTGCCTTCTCGGCAAACGATACGGTCTGGGTAGAGATTGGTGCATCCAGATCCACTTTGGGTTTGAATGTACCACATGCTGTGAGAGAAAGCACTGCCAACAGAAGAATCACTTTTTTCATAATATAGCTCCTAGATTAACGAATTGTCGTAGAGTAAACTACGGTGTCAGGGTTTGCGTACAGTTTTTTCATTCGATCAACCATACCCGCATCTGACAATTTCAGCCCAAGTCGGTCAGGTGACTTGGGGTCTACCTTCTCGATTGTCGAATCAGTTATCGGTGTGACAACAGGTTCTTGCTTCTTAACTTTAGCGGTCTTGAACTTTGAGAAGTCGAACTTCGCCCACTCGGTATCAAAATCTATCGCCATTGCATTGGTAGCAACAAGACACAGAATCACAGCCACTTTTTTCATAACAATCTCCAAGATATGCATTTATTATACATCAAGATGCAATAAAAGTCAAGTCATAAAATTGCTGAAGAGAGCAACAACTTCGTCGATCGTATCCACGAAGATTGCAACTTTCTGCTCTTTTCCATCCGCATGGGTCTTGAGATGCCCCTCGCCCTTGAGCCATTGTTTGAGAGTCTTCATGTTACTATCCAACTCAGCACCCTTCGGGGAGTTGATCTCGAACGTGACTTTGATTGGATCTGTGGAGCCATGAGACCACCACCACATCATGTACATTTTCTTGCGTGCGTTACTCAAGAAGAATGCAGTGGTTGCATTGATGTTCACTTCGCGCAGACGTCCACGGAACGTGTCGTAGTTTTCCACATACCACTCAGGTAGTGCTTCGAACATGTCGTGTTGGTCTGATTGAAAGTCAGAGAACATTGAAGAAAGAGAAGCCATAACAAAACAGTCCTTATAGTGACCAGCGACTGAGTTGCCATCTGGTAGTTGAGTGGATATCAAATACGATTCGAGTAGAAACGACTGCCAGTCTTTCTTGTCTTCGAACCTCTCCAAGTTTCTTGCCACGATGTGACAGTCTGCTGGATCGAATCCCTTCTCAGCAACGTGTGCGTAGCATCGATCCCCATTACCCTTACCGATGTAGTATGGCTTTTGGGTTTCTTTATCGATGTACGTGTAGACGTACTGACCAAGGTTTGCAAAGAATTCACTGGTAGGTTTCATAACAAGAATTATACACCACTTTTCAATTACCGTCAATACCCTTCTTAACCCTGTCTAGTACAGAGTCTGCATCGGGAGTCCCCTCGATCTCCATCTCCTGATCGAACAATTCTTCCTTTGCAAGAGACACAAGGTAAAGAACTTCCCTTGCGTCATCCATACTCATGGTGTTCAGTAGCATCTGAAATTCATCGTCGTCCAAAGACAGGATGAACTTCAGGTACTCTCTATCAGCGTCACTTAGATGCTGACTCACTTTTCTTCTCTACTACAGGAATCAAACCAGCCTCTGTTACCAACTTGCGGGTAATCTTAGGATAGAGTTTAGTTAGTGCTTGGTCTTTGATTGCAATGACCAGTTCAGCTTCCTTTGGATGGATACCTTCCAACAAAGAGATGAACAAACCTTCACGCTTAATAGGTTTCAAGTCAACACGACTGAACACGTACAAGCGACGAAGTTCTCCATAGAGATTCGTTGGCGTCATACCAATTGGTTCTGATGCTGGCTTGAACGGTGGTGTACCTTCTGGTAAGTCCCACTTCTTCTCAGCAATGAATGCATACTCGAATATAATCTTCAACAGGTTGTTGTAGACTGGATCCTTTGCGTATTGTTCAATCATCTTAGGGTTCTCGTTGATTTCCTCGAACACCTGCGTTACATATTTTCTCATTAAAAATCCTCTAGTTCATCCAAGAGCAAACGGCAACGATGCTCCATGAGATAGTTCATGATAGCCATACGATCTGTATTGGGTCTTGTATTTAGGTACGCTGTTGTGATTTCTGCAGAGACATCTTCTGGGATGTAAGCAAAGTCAACCATACGAATGTTTCTATCCCAACGGGTGCGCTCGTCATCTGTACGACATGCCTCACGACCAAGTGCCTTAAACTCTTCAAGGCGCTTAGCAGAGACTGGCTTCTGTCGTTCTCCAACAATGAACACATCATCGGCAGACAGTACGTTTGGAACACCATCACCAGAGTCACCCTTGGCAATATGTTCGTTCATCCAGTCTTTGATCTCAGACTTAGATGCAGTGATGAACTTCTTCACCATCGGTGACCATTGTTTAACATCCCACTCAAGTTGGAGTTGCTTGAAGTCTTTATCAGACGACAGAATCAAAACCTTCTGAGCCTCTTCAACCAAACCTTCTTGGATGAGTTCGTTCTCTTGCACGTACTTGGTTAGTACAGCAATGACATCGTCAGCTTCTGCACGTTCTACGTGGACAACCTTGTATGGGAAATACTTTGCTAAGTCTTCGCGCATTTCAGTCAATGTGTCGAAGATCAACTTCCAGTCCAAGTCAGACGCATCGCGTGACTTCTTACGGTTAGCTTTGTAGTGAGCGAACACTTCCTTGCGCCAGTACTTACGACCATCGCATGCAATCACAACTTGTCCGTACTCTTTACCATACTTCTTCTTGTATGATTTGATTGTGGAAAGGGTTACGTGACGAATAAGGTTCTTCACTTCAGCCTCGTTACCTTTCAACTCTCGTTGGAACGTAAGGATAGCAGCAAGCGACACCTGTGAATAATCAATTAGAATCATTTAGTCTTGACCTCTTTACAACCAGTAATAACTTCCTTAAGAAGTCCACGAAGGATTTCTCCAATTTTTCTCATCAAAATGCTCCAAGCAAAATACATTCTTCATTAATACGACCATTCGGCACAGTCGGCTTCGTGGTCAGTTTCTTCAGCGCACCATTCAATGCACGCTTACCCATCGAGAGTCCTTTGAAGAAGTCTTCTGGTTTACGTAGAGTCATTGACTTGGATTCTTTAATGTCGAATCCGATAATGGTAGTACCCTTAACAGCCAATGCGCCATCAGCCTTGTACACCTGCACCTTGCGGTACTTAGTGTTGTAGACCCACAGTTCGCTAGAACCGATAATGTCTTCAGCCTTGCAAGACTTCAACTTCAACTCTGCAAATTCCTTCATGAATTTCATCTTGGACACTTGCTTGGTTGGCGTTGCTGCCTTGCGTTTGCGTGGCGCACGATTAGCTTTAGCAGTTTGCACTTGTTGGTTACAGTCACCGATGATGCTGTCCATGAATTCTGCAAACTTCTTCAACTCTCGCTTGGTAAAGTTTGAGTATCCCTCGACAAGTTGCTTGTCGTCTCCGTCAATTGCTTCTCGGAGTTCTTTGGAACGCCCGACGAAAAAGTCGCCGATGCGTTTAGCGATGGGTGCAGAGACTTCCTTTGATAGAAGATAATTCTTCGTCGAGAAGTCAGTGCTCTTGTTTGTGACAAAGTCATCAATTGCACCTTCTATTTCGCCAGCCAGTTCGTGTGCCTTCTCGTCCATTCGATCTTGAATGGAGGGTTGGGTTGCAACTGGGGTTTCTTTATCGGCAGTCTTGACCTTAGCTGGACGACCAGCCTTGCGCACGATATCACCTACCATGGATTCAATACGCTCCATGTGTTGATCACTCAATGTGTTACCATTGGTGACAAGGCGACAAAGAATGCCAAGTTGGCGTACATCAAAATCAGATGCCTTGTCGATGGCAAGAACTTCAGCCTTCTTACCTAGTTTTGCAAAGTACTCGATAGCGTACCTGCGGTGTCGTTTCTCATCAACATTGAGCGAGTACCATTGCAGTGCTTGCGTGATGGAGACGACATATTTTTCTTGATCGAGCATCGGCTCATCAACTGTCTTGTTGAGAGTTGCGTGAGCCTTTGCGCGTTTCTTTGCATTAATAGCCATAGGATTATTCCTCAAATTATAATATATTATACACCACTATGGGATAAAAGACAAGAACTATTTTGGAATAACCCTACGCCACTGAGGGTTACTTAGTGACTGTGTCGTACAGGTCTACAAAGTCCTCGTGGTCTGCAACTTCTTGAGTCAGGTTCTGCTTGTGGAAAGTCTTTGCAATCTTTGCAAGAATCTTCTTTGGAATCTGATGCTCGGCAGACACTTCTTTGACGATCTCTTTGATCAAGTCACGCTCTGCTTCCATACGCAACATTGAGTTGCTGATTTCTTGGATAGCGTCCTTGATCTTCTTACGATCTGCTGGGTTTGAAATTGTGATAGCCATTACTTATTAACCTTTACTGTGTTATCACTGCGAATGAACATGCCCAACAGTACGACTGCCAACCAAGTATCGAATGAATAGGGGATAGCCAGAGAAGGGAACAATGTGTTCACTGACCAGATAGTTGCGAATGGACCAAATACGATCACCGCAACGATAAAGAGAATCAAACCAAAGACGCCGAACGTCTGCAAAATCATTTTACCCATATACTACTCCATTAACTGTTTTCACTGCGTCCCATCGGAATGAGCGCCACTCTTGACATTCAACATCGAAGACGCGAACTGCGGATCCAGAAGTGCTGCCTTCTGACTCGGTCTTAGGTTGCTTGTCGGCAGGGATGTTGCTCTCGGAAAGCGAGCATAACATGCTTCGTTCTGTACCGTCTTTCTTTGTAAAGACGACTCGAACTCCAGATTGGTCAGTGCGCAATTTTGAGAGGACATTTGCTTTAATTTGCTCCAGATTGGTTTCCATTTTTCACTCCTTCATAATAACTTACTAGTGGTTTAAAGAATTCTAAGAATTCAGCATTATCAAAAAACAATTGTGTCTTAGATACATGTGGACCATACTCCTTCGTTAGAGTAACCATGATAGTACCCTTCGGAACAGGAATTTCTTCCACGCTGATTTTAGATGACATCATAACAATCCTTCTTGTGTTTCACCTTACGCGAGAAGCTGAGTTTGGACTCGACCACTCGCATACGGTACTTCGGTGTGCGTAGATCTCTTGCAATCGGATTTCTACGCTTCAGAGGATTATTATACTTCAGACATTCTTGCATGACAAATTATCCTTGTTCAAAGCCATCTGGTAGCCATATGCCATCCATAGAGATGTAGCCACCAGTGGAACTGTGTTTTTCTTCGGCATCGTAGGTTAGTCCCAACACCTTCATCATCTTGTGCTTCACTCGCAAGTTAGGCTGACGGAACCTGTCGGTTGCAGTGAAACCCATCATTGTCGCAACTTCAGTGACAGCACCACTGCGACAGATACCTGCGTGACAATGCACTACCACATTCATGGAATTGTCC